TGTTCTACGCAGGCATCCTGGCCTGGGAGAAAGCCCAAAAGGGCGAGCCGTCCGGCTATCCGATCTCGCTCGACGCCACCGCCTCCGGGATCCAGATCCTGGCCGTGCTGGCCGGAGACCGCAAGGCCGCAGAGCTGTGCAACGTGGTCGACACCGGCCGTCGGGAGGACGCCTACACCAACCTGTATCAGCACATGGTCGACCAGCTCGGCGACACCGCCAAGATCGACCGCAAGCAGACCAAGCAGAGCATCATGACCAGCTTCTACGGCTCGACCGCCACGCCCAAACGGGTGTTCGGCGAGGGTCAGCTGCTCGACCTGTTCTACAGCACCATGAAGGAGCGCGCTCCCGGAGCCTGGGAGATCAACGAGACCATGCTGGCGATCTGGGACAACACCGCGCTGAAGTACGGCTGGGTGATGCCGGACAACTTCCACGTCGAACTGAAGGTGATGGGCGACGTCGTCGACACCGTCCACTTCCTCAACGAGCCGTTCGAGGTGCGCTACGCGGTCAACACGCCGATCGACGGCGGCCGCTCGCTGGGGGCCAACCTGGTTCACAGCCTGGACGGCATGGTGGTGCGGGAGATGGGCCGTCGCTGCATGTACGATCCTGAGCGGATCAAGGCCCTGAAGAAGGCCCTGGAAAAGGGTCCATGGGGCGTCTCGACCACCCGGAGCCAGGACCAGATGGTGCAGACCCTGTGGAAGCACTACGAACAGTCCGGCTTCCTATCGGCCCGCATCCTCGACCACCTGGATCGGGCCAACCTGGGTCATGTCAGCCACCCGCCGCTCCAGAAGCTCCTCGCCAGCCTGCCGAAGAAGCCGTTCCAGCTGATCGCCATCCACGACTGCTTCCGTTGCCTGCCCAACTACGGCAACGACCTGCGGCGGCAGTACAACCAGCTGCTGGCCGAGCTCGCCGAGAGCCGGATGCTGAGCCATCTGGTCTCCCAGATCGTGCGACGTCCGGTCACGGTGGAGAAGCTGGATCCCAACCTGGGAGCCTCTATCCGCCAGGCCAACTACGCCCTATCTTGAAGCGGATGACATGATGCCTCTGCGCCCCTGAGCCTTCTGGTTCAGGGGCTTTTTTCTGGAACCAGAGAGACAAGCCCGCAGGCATCTAGAACGCTTTTCTCGGCGCGAAAGACATCACCCCATGAAGAGTTTTCCGACCAGATTCGGCGATCGACCTGATCGCAACCCGGACTGCTGCGAGGCCGACACCTTCGACGCCCGGATCCGGGAATTCCGGCAGTGCCGCCGCAAGCCCACGTACGCCACAACCCGGGGACGGCGGATCTGTTGCACCCACTACGATCGGCTGGAACAGCAGGATCGATAGCCCAAGGATTAATAAGAAAATGAGCGACCCAATTCTCTATAAATGCACGCCGCGTCAGGCGCGTCGGTTCATCACCGAGGACATTCTCCCGGCGGGCCTGGTGCCGTTCGTCCACAGCTCGCCCGGGATGGGCAAGAGCGCAATGATGCACAGCATCGCCGACGAATATCAGCTGCAGCTGATCGACCACCGGCTCAGCACCTCGACCCCGGAGGATCTCTCCGGCCTGCCGGATTTCAACCGCGACCTGGACGTCCCCACCGCCACCTTCCGGCCGTTCGACACCTTCCCGGTGGAATCCACGCCGGTCCCGGCGGGCAAGCAGGGCTGGCTGCTGTTCCTCGACGAGGCCAACTCGGCGACCAAGAACGTGCAGGCGGCCAGCTATAAGCTGGTGCTCGACAAGCAGGTCGGCCAGCACAAGCTGAATCCGCGGGTGGCCGTCGCCATGGCCGGGAACCTGACCACCGACCGGGCCATCGTCACCTCGCTGTCGACCGCCATGCAGTCGCGCATCGTCCACCTAGAGCTGGAGCTCGATCTCCGGGAATTCCTGGAGGACGTGGCCATTCCGAAGGGCTGGGACGGCCGGATCCTCGGCTACCTCAGCTACAAGGGTCTACCCGCCCTGCACGACTTCCGGCCCGACCACGACGACAAGACCTTCAACTGCCCGCGGACCTGGGAGTTCATGAACCGGCTGATCCAGGGCAAGAAGGTCACCGAAGAGAAGGCCGCGCTCTACGCCGGGACCATCACCTCCGGCACCGCGGCCGACTTCGTTACCTACTGTCTGGTGGCCGAGAACCTGCCCAAGTTCCGCGACATTGTCGGCGATCCGGAAGGCATGTTCCTGCCCACCGATCCGCCGACCCGCTGGAACACCGTCACCCACCTGATGGAGCACGTCGACGACGACACCTTTGCGCCGGTGGCCGCCTACGTGAACCGGCTCCCGGCCGAATTCCGGGTGCTGTTCTTCCGGGCGCTGCAGATCCGCAAACCCAAGCTCAGGGAGCATCCAGTGTTCCGGAAGGCCCTGCTCGAACTGTCGAGGTATCTGCATGACGACCTCCCCACCGCGGCCTGAGCTGGATCCCCGCCAACTCGACCAGATGCTCGACCGGGTGAAGACGAAAGTCTTCCTCGGCAAACGGGCCGCTTTCCTGGCTCCGCTGATGTGCGGCCTGAACATTCTGTGGGACGGAACCATCCCCACCGCCTGCACCGACGGACTGGAGATCCGCATCAATCCCCGCTGGTTCACCCTGCTGCCGGAAGCCACCCGGATGACCGTGCTGATGCACGAGCTCGACCATGTGGCCAAGCTGGTGGTGCTGCGCCGCGGTGATCGGGATCCGGTGCTTTGGAACCAGGCGGTCGACTACAATACCAACGGCGAGCTCGACGACCAGGGCTACAGCTTCGAGGGCTGCTTTCCGGCAGAATTATTCCCGCCGCATCCGATCACCGGAGAGCGGCTTCGGCCTTGCCTGGATCACCAGTACGACGGTATGGCCGCGGAGCAGATCTACGACGCGCTCGTGCAGCTAAGCCCCTATCAGAAGGAGCGGCTGCAGCGGCAATTCCAGCCGGATATCGTCGAGAACCCGCAGAAGCCGGTCGATCCGCATAAGCTGATCAACACGGTGGTCGCCGCGGTCCATTCAGCCACGTTAAACAAGAAGGCCGGGGACATCCCCGGCGAGGTGCAGCAGACGCTGAAGAAGTTCCTGAAGCCGAAGCTGCCCTGGCGACAGCTGCTGCAGCAGTTCCTCACTCAACTGCTGGACCAGGACTACAGCTGGCGACGGCCCAACCGCCGCTACCTGAGCCAGGGAGCTTATCTGCCCTCGCTGATGGACGACGATGGCGGGCTGGAGCACCTGGCCTACTACTTCGACACCTCGGCCTCGGTAACCGATCCGCAGGTGGTCCGCTTTAACTCCGAGGTGAAGCACATCAAGGAGAGCTTCAGGCCCCAGAAGCTCACCCTGGTGCAGTTCGATCGGCGGATCCAGAAGGAGACCGTCTACCTGGAGGACGATCCGTTCGACTGTCTGGAGGTACAAGGCCGCGGCGGCACCAGCCTGGTCTGCGTGCGCGAACACATCATCGAACACAGGCCGACCGCGGTGGTGGTGTTCTCCGATCTGGAATGCGCTCCGATGGAGAAGCTGCCCGCCGGGCTGAACATCCCCATCCTCTGGGTCTGCATCGACAACGAGCACGCCCAGGTAAACGAGGGCCAGCTCATCCACATCAAGGAGTGAACATGCGAGTCACCAGCATGACCCCGCACACCCAGGGAGTCTTTAAAACCAACGGCTACAGGGTCGTCCACACCGAGACCGGAGGTCCCGGCACTGGAAAGACCCAACGGGCTTTGGAGGAGGCCAAACGTCTGGAAGTCGAAGGCAAACAGGTTTTCGTCGAGGAAGACGAAGCCGCATCCACCGTCAGAGTCTGGGTGAAAATATGACGTTCAAGCCTGGATTGAAGCGCCTGGTCGAGGAATTCGAACAGGCGGTGAGGGAGCACGAGATCCGGGGCTGCAGACACCCCCAGGACGTGCCGGGAATCGAACGAGAGTACGAGCGGACCAAAGCCGCTCTCCTGGATTATGGAGAAAATCGTGGTCGTTAACGGTGAAGATCTGCTGATGCAGGCTCCGCTGAAGGGCATGCTGCCGAGCAAGGAGAGACGCTTCGGCGTCTCTCACGGTCTAGGCGAAGCGGGATACGACATCCGCATCAAGCAGGATGTGTTGCTACACCCGTTTCGGAGGTTCCGCCTGGCTTCGTCGATGGAGTATTTCGATATGCCGGACGACCTGGTGGCTGTAGTTCATGACAAATCGTCATGGGCTCGCCAGGGTGTGTCAGTATTCAATTCGGTAATCGAACCGGGTTGGGAGGGGTGGCTTACAATTGAGCTTGCCTACCATCGCTGGAAGCCTTTGTTCATCCCAGCCGGGGCAGGGATCGCTCAGATCATCTTCCATAAGCTGTCCGAGACGGCGGCCTATACAGGCCGCTATCAGCACCAGCCAGACAGGCCTGTCCCCGCTATCGCCGCAGAATGACTCTTGTACCGACTGTGATAGATCTCCTCGACTGGGAATATGAGGAAGGACTTCCCGATGCCTGACATCGACGACGAATACGACGAGGAATTCGACGAGCCGTTTGCAGTCCATGACTACGACGGTCCCGGACAAGATGACTTGGACTACGAGGAAGGTCAGCTCGAAGACGACTGGCGAGAGCGGGAGATGGACTGATGAGCTACTTACGGGTGATCCCTCGGGATCTGTTCAACGAGGCCAATCTACTCAAGTGTCTCGGACGTCTATCGATCCTATGTGATCCGTTCGAGGGCACAGGGTTTGAGGACTATGTGGAAGGTGGTTTCCAAATAGAACAGGATCCGAATTCTGGTGCCATCTCAGTAGCGAACCTTGAATTTTTTGTTCGCATGGAAAGACATAGTTTGTTTCGACCACTGAACAGCCGTCGAAGCTGGCCTCTGTACCTGCAAACCCCTGACGAGGACATCCTCGTCTTCGACGACGACGGGAACCTATCCCAGGAAATGCTGAGCTACATCAATGAGCTACGAACAACGACGACAGGAGGACGATAGGATCCTCGCTGTCTGGAACCAAGTGCGGGAAGAATCCGCCGACACCGGAACACTGAAGGCGATCGACTACGCCGTCGAGATGACCCGCGCTAAGTGCGGGGTCGAATACGGCCGCGTGATCGACGCTCTGGAGAGCGACGCCCGTCGTCGGGGAGTGCTCCTATGATCGACACCGATAAGGCTCTGGAGATTATCAAGAAAATCCAGAGCCAGTACGAAGCGGGCTACGCCGACGACACCCTGGCGAAGACGCTGACGATGGAGTTGGGCAGCCTGGTCCCCTCGGACTTCGCCGAGGCGACCCTGCACTTCGCCGCTCGTCAAGATCCGACGCTGAGCCATTATGTCTCTGCCGCCCAGACCAAGACGAAGGAGGGCGACCTAGAGATCGACGACAGCGCCATCGTCTCCAAAGGCGACGACAGCGGAGCCTATGTCATGGCCTGGCTCTGGGTCGGCGATCTGGAGCTGGAAGAGGAACCATGAGTCGGGAAAACCAATCCGTAGTCATGCGCTGCGTCGGATTCGCCAACGGTCTGCCGTGTCCGGTCGCCGGTCAGTGGCTGAAGAGCTACGACCCGGAGGCTCACGACGGTCAGGGCGACGCGGTGTTCACCGACAAGATCCAGGAAGCCTGGGTCTTTTCGTCGATGACCGACGCTCTGGCCACCTGGCGGGCGGTGCCCAAGGCCAGGCCGTTCCGTCCGGACGGCAAACCCAACCGGCCGCTGACCACCTTCACCGTGGAGTTCAGCAAGCTATGACCCGAACACAACTGGTGGAACGGGTCCTCTACACCACCCAGGATCCGACCGTCACCATGAACGCCAAGCCGCTCCCCGCCATGACGACCTTGCTGCACCGGGTCTGCGACAACGATCAGACCAGATTCAATGAGGCCGTTCGATTGATCGAGCTCTTCGTCGGGAAGGCGTTGGAAATCGCCAGGGAAAACCCATGAAAGACTACCGCCCCGCTCCGCGGCTGGTGATCACCCTCAGCGGAGGTCTGGTCTCCAGCATCACCTCGGACAACGTCGACCTCTCTGGCGTCACCTGCTTCGTGCTCGACGAAGATACCGATGGAGCTGAGGACGACCAGCTGTTCCAGTTGGAGAACCACGGGATGGTGTTCCGCCAGGCGCGCGACATCACCCCCGCCACCGCAGAGGAGCACCGGATCTACGGAGCCATGCACCAGGACTGGATGATCATCCAATGAAGCTCGGAGCCCTGAAGACCGCCATCCGCGTCCTGGACGGCCCGCCGAAGATCTACGTCCGGCTGGCCAACTACATGATGCCGCTGGCCATCCAGAAGACCCCGTTCCTGGAGGTGCTGGACGCCGCCTTCACCGAAGGCCGGAACCAGGAGACCGGACTGTGGATCCGGGACGACGGCTTCATCATGTTGGAGGAGGACCGGCCGAAATGACCGCCGAGCAGACCCCCTACGCCCAATGGCTGAAGCAGGTCGACGCCGAATGTCTGCGCCGTTTCCTGCTGCCCGCCACCGAGATACCCAACCACGAGCTGGTGCAGGCGTTCGGGTCGAACCAGGACCCTATCAAATTTGCCAAGGCCTGGGGCGACAGGCTCGATTTAACCGACGTCGTCGAGGAGCCCTGGTTAGCCCCATGAGGGACCGCGAAGCCTTCTGGATCCTGCTGCTTATGGCGATCGGCCTGATCACTCTAGCGGTCACTATGGCCCTGCAGATCTACGAGATGGTGCGGGAGGGGATCCTCCCGCTCTACTGAACCAAGGAGAAGGTCTGCATGGCCGACCTGGAAATCGAGAAACTGATCGCCCTGTCGTCGGCCCACGTCGATCGGGTGACCATGGAGATGATCGCCGAGCACGACGCCGGGGTGATCGCCTATCCGAACGAATACGGGGCCTTCCTCTGGATCGGCGAACTGTTCGTCCTGGATCCGGAGAAGACGCCGGAAGACCTGGCCGCGGTGATCGAGTTCGCCCGCAGGCAGGACTGTGACTGGATCAAGCTGGATCGGGACGGCCAGGTCTCGGACGAGCTCAAGACCTATGACTGGTGAGGAGACTCTAATGCTGGACCGCATGAACAAGCTGGACGAGCTGACCGTCGCCGAGGCGGTCGCCTCGGTCGGCCACGAGCTGACGAAGCTGTGCAAACGGCTCGACGAGATCTGGGAGCAGATGCCCGCGCATCTGATTCCCCGCTTCGACCGGGCGCATAACGCCGCCGGGCTCTATTATCTGGTTCCTTCGGCATTGGTCGCCGAGGCCGACAAGCTGAAGGCCGTGATCGAGGCTCAGGAAGCCGCCGCGGCCCTTTGCGAGGCCCAGGCCGGGGGAAACGTCGTGGCCCTTCGGCCACAGCCGACCTGAAACCTGTCTAAAAGCCGTCGGGCCGTTTTCTCCATAAAACCCTTGCATAAAAGGGATTCCACTATTTCAGGATCTAAAATCCAAAATAGGCCCGGATTGTCGCCGGAACCAATTTCAGCATTATCCATTATCCGCTGCGGCGACAGTCAGAGCGGCGTCCGGTCCGAGCCGGGCCCCGCGGCGGATGATCCCCGAATCCGGCACCCGTCGCCAGCGTGCCTGTACGGCAGGCCTGTGCGTCACACGCGCGTCAGTCCCCCGCCCGGTTTTCCGTGGTCCGGTTCGGCGGGCGGGGGACACCTAATATCTCGAAAATCCTGGGCTTGATTCAGAATAGGACCAAGCTTTAAAAGCGGACATAATTTCGAGTGAGAAACCCAAAAATGTCCTCCGGCAGAAACAAGAAAATCGACGACGACAGGCTGATCGGCTTCAACTCCGTCGGCCTGTCCCTGGGCGAGACCGCCGAACGCCTCGGCGTCCACCACACGACGGTGACCCACGCCCTGAAAGGCTTGGGGATTCCGCCCGCCGACACCCGGCGCTCGTTCATGGGCGACGTGTTCAACGGTCTCACCGAGGCGCAGCAGGAATGGCTGATCCAGCAGCTCGGGCCCGGCCTGTCGGTGAAGGACTTCGTGCGCGGGCTGATCGTGCAGAAGTACGTCAGCCAGGCCCGCTGAGCGCCGGAGATAATGTGGGACGATCCTTGACGATGATTTTATATCGATTAAGGGTCTGATTATCTTCAAACCCATCTGAAACCGTCTGAGATAATCGGTTCCAGAAATCCGCAAGGAACAGACCGATGATCGACACCAAGACCGACGTCGAAGAAACCCTTCCCCCCACCACCCGTCTGTTCGGCGTGGCCGCCCATCCGACGCTGGAAGAGCTACGGGACCAGGCTCCGGGCGAGCCGCAGGGCGAAGCCGAGCGTAGCGAGGCGCACGCACCGGAAGGCGGGCCGGAGCCGTCCAGGCCCGAGGTCGACGAGGACGCCGCCGCCCAGGCCGCCTTGCAGGAGATCATCCAGGCCGAGAAGACCCCGGCTCCGATCGTCTCCTCCGAACAGGCCACCATCGAGGATCTGAGGCGGCAACAGGAAGCGCTCGAACGCCAGATCAAGGAACGCGAACTCGCCGAGAAGCGGGAGGTGATCGCCCAGATCGTCAAGGTGGTGAAGGACTACCACGTCTCGGTGGAGGACCTGGTCGAGGCGCTGGGCGGCGAGAAAATCCGCCGCAAGGGCGTGAAGGCGAAGATAAAATACCGCGACCCGGTCTCCGGGGCGCTGTGGTCCGGCCGCGGCAAGGAGCCGCTCTGGATCCGGGGCAAGGACCGCACCAAGTTCCTGATCAAACCCTGATTGGTCGAGAGCGGGATCCCTGGCGGCCCCTCACTGCGGTGTCGGGTCTGAGCCTTCCGTAAGGTGGCTCCCGGCCGCTCTCACTGATCGTCGGGCCGGACACGACGTTAAACGGGCTCCGGCACAGGGACCTCGGGAAGCGATTCCCGAGGTCTCTTCACATCAAAAACAACAAACCCTCGAACGGAAAATGCAGACCCTCCCGACGACCAAGAAGACCTACAATCTGAACTCGGGACAGAAGGCCGCCGCCGAAGCGTTCTTCCAGTTCCTGCTGGATCCGAACCAGACGGAGTTCCACATCTCCGGCTCGGCGGGCGTCGGCAAGACCTACCTGATGAACTACATCATCGACGAGACCATGCCGCGCTATCACGAGATGTGCGCGTTGGTCGGGATGAAGCCGGATTACGATGACGTGGTGATGACCGCCACCACCAACCAGGCGGCGCACGTCCTGGGCCAGGCCTGCGGCCGCGAGACCCAGACCATCCACAGCTTCCTCAATCTCACGGTCAAGGAAAACTACAAGACCGGCGAGGCGGACCTGACCAGGACCCGCAATTGGCGGGTGCATGAGAACAAGATCGTGTTCATCGACGAAGCCTCGATGATCGACGGCAAGCTGGACAAGGCGAACCAGGAAGGCACCCACAACTGCAAGATCGTCTACGTCGGCGACCATTCGCAGCTGAACCCGGTGCAGGAGTCGATCTCGCCGATCTACACCCGCGGCGCGCCGTTCTTCGAGCTCACCGAGCCGATGCGCAACAAGGGCCAGCCCGCGCTGATGCAGGTCTGCCAGCAGCTGCGCGAAACAGTCAACGGCGGCCGCTTCAAGCCGATCCAGCTGGTCGACGACGTCATCGTGCAGCTGAACGACGACGGCATGGCGGCGATGATCGCCGAATGCTTCACTCAGCAGACCCACGACGCCCGCATCCTGGCCTACACCAACAAGCGGGTCATCGAGTTCAACGACTACATCCGCCAGCTGCGTCAGCTGCCGCGGTCGTACCAGAAGGGCGAGTTCCTGGTCAGCGCTTCGGCCGGGGCGTTCGGCAAGAACGGCCAGACCCTGTCGGTGCAGGCCGAGGTGGAGATCTTCAAGAACCACGGCCCGGACAAGATCGAGATCGAACCGGACGTGTGGCTCGACGTCGAGCATCTCGACTTCGTCAACGACTTCGGCGACCTGTTCACCCGGGTGCCGCTGCCCACCGATAGGGCGCACTACGATGCGCTGCTGAAGCACTACGCCAAGGCCAAGAACTGGGAGCGGTTCTGGTTCCTGAAGAACCAGTTCGTCGACCTGCGGCCCAAGGACGCCGCCACCGTCCACAAGGCTCAGGGCTCGACCTACGACACCGTGTTCGTCGACCTCGGCAATATCTCCACCTGCAACATCCCGAACCAAGTGGCGCGGATGCTCTACGTCGCCTTTTCCCGGGCGCGCACCCGCGTGTTTCTGTACGGCGACCTGGCCGACAAATACGGAGGTCTGATCCTCCCTTAACCCCGGAGGGACTTCCCCATGTGGGACCACGACCGCACCCTGAAAATCGTCGACCGATTGACGACGTCGATTTTCTCGCATGAGATCGCCCGGTTGACCCGGCGCGAAATCGAGCTGGTCCGCGAGAACGCCCGGATGGGCGGAGCCGCCGACGGCTTCTTCTACCGGGGGATCCTGTATTCCGATCTGGATCCCGCGGTGAGGGCCCAGGGCGAGAAGGGAAATCTGAACGCCAACCTGCACCTGGCGATGGACGACCACCTGCGCGACAAGGGCGTGGTCGAGTTCGACCGCCACCGGGTGCGCCAGGCGTTGACCCTGATCCTGCAGGACACCCGCAGCGATCAGGACGTCAGAGACGCCCTGCCCAACGCCTTGAAGGACGCGCTGCCGGAGCTGCAGGGGCTCTCCCGGACCCGGCCGGAGGCCTACACGGTGCAGGGCAATCCGCGGGCCGAACGTCAGTACCAGAAGCTGCGTGAGAAACTCGAATTCTACAACGCGGCCAAGTTGATCTATTAGGGGACGGATTATGAATTATCTCACCTTCGGAAACGAGGAAAAGACCAGCTACAAAATCTGCATTCTGGTCAACCACATCCGTCGGGACGAGATCCTGCGCGCCTACGTCGAGCCCTACGGGCTGGACCCGGAGGAGATCCTGGTGCTCGACCTGCACCAGGCCCGCGGCCAGAAAAAGACCCCGGCCGCCGAGATGAAGGCCTACATCGCCGAAGAGCTGGCTCCGGTGTTGGCCGACTACCGGGTCGAGCACCTGCTGGTCGGCGACGGCGACTACTTCAAGACCCTGGCCAAGAAGGCCAAGGTCGACAGCCAGATCGGCTACGTGCTGGCCAGCGAGTTCGGGCCCTGGACGGTCACCTACGTGCCCAACTTCCGCACCGTGTTCTACGATCCGGAGAAGGTGACCGCGAAGATCGCCTGCGGCGTCCACGCCCTGAAGAGCTGGATCCAGGGCACCTACAAGGATCCCGGCGTCGAGATCATCAAGTTCGCCGCCTACCCGGACACCGTCGAGGACATCGCCTACTGGCTGCAGCGGCTGCGCAGCTACGCGGCGCTGAGCTGCGACATCGAAGCCTTCAGCCTGAAGCACTACGACGCCGGGATCGGCACCATCACCTTCTGCTGGAGCCAGCACGAGGGGATCGCCTTCCCGGTCGACCTGTTGGAGGACGAGGCCGACCGGCTCGAAGTCCGCTCGCTGCTGAAGGCGTTCTTCGAGACCTACCAGGGCCGCCTGCTGTTCCACCACATCAGCTACGACGTCACCGTGCTGATTTTCCAGTTATTCATGGCGCATATTCTCGATAACGAGGGACTACTCCGCGGCCTGGAGGTGATGCTGCGCTGCTGGGAGGACACCAAGCTGATCACCTACCTGGCCACCAACTCCTGCGCCGGGAACAAGCTCGGCCTGAAGGACCAGGCCCAGGAGTTCGCCGGAGACTACAGCCAGGGCGACGCGATCAAGGACATCCGCAAGATCCCGCTGCCGCAGCTGCTGCAGTACAATCTGATCGACGGGCTCTCCACCTGGTTCGTCTACCACAAGCACTGGGACCGGATGGTCCAGGACCAGCAGCACCTGGTTTACGAGAATCTGTTCAAACTGGCGATCGTCGACATCATCCAGATGCAGCTCACCGGGATGCCGGTGGACATGGCCCAGGTGGCCGAGGTCGAGGAGATCCTGCAGGCCGGTCAGGACCAGGCGGTCGCCGACATGCGCGCGACCAACATCCTGCAGAGCTTCACCTACCGGCTGCGTGAGGAGCACGTCGAGAAGCGCAACGGCGAGCTGAAGAAGAAGCGTATCTCGCTCGCCGACGCCGAGACCCTGGCGGTGGAGTTCAACCCCAATTCCGGGCCGCAGCTGATCAAGCTGCTCTACGAGCACGTCGGCTTGCCGGTGATCTCGACCACCGAAAGCAAGCAGCCGTCGACCGACGGCGACACGCTGGAGGCGCTCAGGAACCACACCAGCGATCCGGACGTGCTGGGCTTCCTCGACGGGTTGATCGCCTACAAGGCGGTGAACAAGATCCTGACCAGCTTCATCCCGGCGCTGAAGGGCGCGGTGCGGGGCCCGGACGGCTGGTATTACCTGTTCGGCAACTTCAACCTCGGCGGCACCGTCTCGGGCCGCCTGAGCTCGTCGGATCCGAACCTGCAGAACCTTCCGGCCAACGTGGTGATGAAACTCACCGCGGTGTTCCTGACCCGCTTCGGCGAGCGCGTCGCGCCCTACGTCGAGAAGGACGAGCTGCTGCTCGGCAAGCTGGTGAAGTCCTGCTTCAAGGCTCCGCCGGGCTGGCACTTCGTCGGCATCGACTTCAACTCGCTGGAAGACCGGATCTCGGCGCTGACCACCAAGGACCCCAACAAGCTGCGGGTCTACACCGACGGCTACGACGGTCACTCGCTGCGGGCGCACGCCTACTTCGGCGACCAGATGCCGGACATCGACCCGGACAGCGTCGAGTCGATCAATTCGATCCAGAAGAAGTACAAGCCGCTGCGCCAGGACTCCAAGGCTCCGACTTTCGCCCTGACCTATCAGGGCACCTACGTCACCCTGATGGCCAACTGCGGCTTCTCGGAAGCGAAGGCCAAGGCGATCGAGGCCCGCTACCACGAGTTCTACGCGGTGTCGGACCAGTGGGTGGCGGACCGGCTCGACCGGGCCTGCAAGGACGGCTATGTCACCGCCGCCTTCGGGCTGCGGGTGCGGACGCCGCTGCTGCACCAGGTCATCCGGGGCACCCGCAAAACCCCGTTCGAGGCCGAAGCCGAAGGCCGCACCGCGGGCAACGCCCTGGGGCAGTCCTGGTGCCTGCTCAACACCCGAGCCGGTTCCGACTTCCTGAACCAGGTGCGGGGCTCGGAGCGCTTCCGCTTGAGCGTCAAGCCCTGCGCCCAGATCCACGACGCCCAGTACTTCCTGGTCCGCGACGATCTGGAGGTCATGGCCTGGGTCAACGAGCGGGTGGTCAAGGCCTGCGAATGGCAGGACCACCCGGAGATCTGGCACGATGAGGTGAAACTCGGCGGCGAGCTGTCGATCTTCTGGCCGAACTGGAGCCAGGAAGTCGGGATCCACAACGGAGCCAGCGAACAGGAGATCCTCGACGTGTTCACGAAACACGTTCTCGATCTACAGGCCGCGGGTTAGGGTAACGCCGTGTCTCAGGAGCCGGATTATCTAGTTTCTGGTTCCAGATTATAAACTTAATCAAAAAGGAAAACCCATGAGCAAAGCCCCCACGACCTCCGGCGTCGGCAAGCGCCAGCACTACTGGCTGATGGCCGGGACCATCATGTTCGCCGACAAGGACAAGAACCACTTCGAGAAGACCCTAAACACCCTGCTGGTCGGCGACCACGACAACATCACCCGCCACGACCTGGGCAAGATCCAGCAGGGCCTGCAGATGCGGCTGATCAACGAGACCTTCCATGGCCAGATGCCCGCCGAGGTGCAGATCCTCGACGTGGTGATCCTCGGCGGCACCTACCTCGGCCGCATGACCGAGGCGGAGTTCCACAAGGGCTTCGAGGCCGACGGCAGCCGTACCCAGGCGACGCCGGAGCCGAAGGTCCCGCAGACCTCGATCCACACGCCGAAGCCGTCGAAGACCGAGCGGAAGCGGGCGTCGGTCCAATGACCACCCTGGTTCGTGAGCTTCTGGGCAAGGCCGCCGACACCGTCGACCAGCGCGGCAAGGAGCGCGACACCCAGAACGGGGCGCAGCAGGAGCGCTCGATGGCCGCCACCGTGAAAGCCTTCAACGCCGTCTACGGCACCAGCCTGACCGAAAGCCAGGGCTGGGGCTTCATGGTGCTGCTGAAGCAGGTGCGGGCCTCCCGCACCGGCTACCACGAGGACGATTTTCTCGACGGCGCGGCCTACACCGCGCTGCAGGCCGAAGCCAAGAAAGCCGAGGCCGAGCAGGGGGAACTGGTCACCTGGACCTACGTCCCCTGATCCGGGCGGCGGCCCACTTCAACATATCTTGGCAGACCGGAGCCGGGGCGGTAGATTGCCGTCCCGGTTTTTTCTCGGCTTCATAATCGGAAGATAATCCGACAAAAAACCTCAAACGGGGGCGTCATGAAAATCACCAATAACAGCGGCATCAGCCTGCCGCTGGCCGTCTGGCTGGCCCACGACGAGTACGACTACGTCGAGGGCGTGGAGAACTACATCTCCGCCACCACCCTGATGAAGCCGCTGCGGCAGATCGTGCTGGCCCAGCGCATCCCCTACGCCGACCGCAGAATCGACGTGGCCGACCTGATCGCCAGCTCGCTGGGCAGCGCGATCCACGTCGGGGTCGAGCGGGCCTGGACCCTCGGCTATCAACGCTCGCTGAAGCTGATGGGCTATCCGCAGGCGGTGATCGAGCGGGTGGCGATCAACCCCACCGACAAGGAACGGTTGCTCAACAGCGCGATGATCCCGGTCTACCTGGAGCAGCGCGAGATGCGCCAGATCGACGGCTTCACCGTCGGCGGCAAGTTCGACATGGTCACCGAGGGCATCGTCAACGACACCAAGTCGACCTCGGTGTGGACGGTGATCAAGGGCTCCCGCGACGACGACCACCGGCTGCAGATGAGCATCTACCGCTGGCTCGACGCCGGACGGGAGCACCGTCGGATCACCGAGGACTACGGCCGCATCAACTACGTCTTCACCGATTGGTCGAAGATGATGCTGCGCACGCCGAACTATCCGCAGTCCCGGGTGGCGACCAAGGAGATCCCGCTGCTGTCGCTGGCCGACACCGAGGCCTGGATCCGGGCCAAGCTGGCCCTGGTGCGCAAGCACTGGACCACGCCCGAACAGCAGCTGCCGGAATGCACCGACGAGGAGCTCTGGCGCGACGATCCCAAGTACAAGTACTACGCCGACCCGACCAAGACCGACGGCCGCTCGACCCGGAACTTCGACAGCCTGGTCGAGGCGAACGAGTTCATGTTCAGCAAGGGCGGCAAGGGCGTGGTCAAGACCGTGCTCGGCGAGCCGAAGGCGTGCAGCTACTGCGCGGTGTTCGACGTCTGCACCCAGAAGGACAAATACTATGCTTCCTGACCTCGACCAGGTGCAGCACCACCCGGCGCTGGAAGAGATCGTCGACGTGCTCTGCACCAAGACGCAGAACATGGACCGCGGCTTCTTCCGCGCCGAGGTCGCCTATTTCCTCGGCAAGATGGCCTCCTCGATGCGGGCGGTGGTCGTCACCCGCGACCGCGGCGAGGTGCCGGTGAACATCTACAGCCTGGCCCTGGCCACCTCCGGCTACGGCAAGGGCCACTCGATCAACATCGTCGAGGACGAGTTCCTCGCCGGGTTCAAGCGCCGCTTCACCGAGGACACCTTCCAGGTGCTTTCCGAGGCCAAGCTGTGGGAGATCGCCAACGAGCGGGCCGCCCGCCACAGCTCGAACCAGGACGAGGAGCACGAGAAGCTGAAGGGCGAGTTCAAGCGCCTGGGCTCGTTCCCGTTCACCTTCGACTCCGGCACCACCCCGGCGGTGAAACAGCTGCGGCAGAAGCTGCTGATGGCCAACTGCGGCAGCATCAACATGCAGATCGACGAGATCGGCTCCAACCTGATCAAGGAGACCGAGGTGCTCACCGTGTTCCTGGAGCTTTACGACCAGGGCAAGGTGAAGCTGAAGCTGACCAAGAACACCAACGACAACCAGCGCGGCGACGAGCTCGACGGCAAGACCCCGACCAACATGCTGCTGTTCGGCACCCCGTCGAAGCTGCTCGACGGCAGCCAGACCGAGGAGCAGTTCTACTCCTTCCTGGAGACCGGCTACGCCCGGCGCTGCCTGTTCGGCTACGGCCAGCACCAGCGGGCCTCCAAGCAGCTCTCCCCGGAAGAGGTGTTCGCCCGGCTGACCCGGCCGGACAACGCCGCGGCGGTGAGTCGCTGGGCCAACCACTTCCACAGCCTGGCCGACCCGGCCATGTTCGGCTGGAAGATGACGCTGGAAGACGACGTGGCGATCGAGCTGCTGCGTTACAAGATCGCCTGCGAGCACGCGGCCGAGGAGCTGGCCGAGCACGAGGACATCCGCAAGGCGGAGATCTCGCACCGCTACTTCAAGGCGCTGAAGCTGGCCGGGGCCTACGCCTTCGTGGACAAGTCCACCGAGGTGGAGCTCGACCACCTGCGGGCGGCGATCAAGCTGGTCGAGGAGTCCGGCACGGCGTTCCAGACCATCCTCAACCGCGAGAAGTCCTACGTGAAGCTGGCCAAGTACATCGCCGCGGTCGGCACGGAGGTGACCCACGCCGACCTGCACGAGGCCCTGCCGTTCTACAAGTCGGGCCAGGCGCAGCGCAACGAGATGATGACCCTGGCCGCGGCCTGGGGCTACAAGAAGCACATCATCATCAAGAAGACCTTCGTCGACGGCATCGAGTTCTTCCAGGGCGAGACCCTGAAGGAGTCGAACCTGAACGAGATCTCGGTGTCCTACTCCAACCACTGGGCCTACAACTACCTGGAGGAGAAGGTCCCCTTCGACCAGCTGCACGTCCTGACCCAGGCTCCCGGAATGCACTGGACCAACCACCGCTTCAAAGGCGGCGCGCTGGGCCAGGGCCACCGGGCCGAGGAGAACGTGGTGGCGGGCTTCAACCTGGTGGTGCTCGACGTCGACGGCGGCGTCTCGCTGGCCACGGTCCACGAGCTGCTGAAGGACTACAAGTTCCTCACCTACACCACCAAGCGGCACACCGAACAGGAGAACCGCTTCCGGCTGATCCTGCCGATCAACTACCACCTGGAGCTGGACGCCGCCGAGTACAAGGAGTTCATGAACTCGGTGATGGCCTGGCTGCCGTTCAAGACCGACGACGGGGCCAACCAGCGGGCCCGCAAGTGGGAATCCTGCGACAAGGGCACCCACCACTACAACGACGGCGAGCTGCTCGACGCCCTGGACTTCATCCCCAAGACGTCGCGCAACGAGAGCTACCGTCAGGCGACCCAGCAGCTGGGCTCGCTGGACAATCTGGAGCGCTGGTTCGCCCAGCGCATGGCCGCGGGCAACCGCAACAACCAGATGATCCGCTACGCCCTGACCCTGGTCGACTCCGGCATGGTGCTGATCGACGTGCGCCGTCAGGTCCACGCCTTCAACGCCAAGCTCAGCGAGCCGCTGTCGGAGCAGGAGCTGGATTCGACGGTGCTGGTCACCGCGGCGAAGCGCTGTAACCAGCGGCAGAACCAAGGAGGGAAGCCCTGAGCGATCGGGGCTTCTTTTCTCGGCTCGACAATCTCCAATAATCGAGAGTGAAAATGGAGCAAATCAACGAACAGCTCGTCCTGATCTCGGGCGAGTCGGGCTCCGGCAAGTCCGCCAGCCTGCGGAACATCCGGAACCAGGACCGCTGGATGTACCTGAACTGCGAGAGCAACAAGCGCCTGCCGTTCCGCAACAAGTTCGATTCCTACCCCGTCACCGACCCCTACCAGGTCTACGAGGGGCTGGACGCGGTGGGGGCCGAAGGCAGCCGCTGGGACGGGGTGGTGATCGACACCGCCACCTTCCTGATGGACATGTTCGAGAGCGTGTACATCGTCGGCAACGCCAACACCCAGAAGGCCTGGGGCGACTACGCCCAATTCTGGAAGAACCTGATGCAGGACAAGGTGGCCCGGCTCGGCAAGCCGGTGATCATCCTGGCTCACACCAAGACCGAACTCGACGAGGCCGCGATGACCATGCGGACCTCGGTGCCGGTGAAGGGCTCGCTGAAGAACAACGGCATCGAGGCCTACTTCTCCACCGTGGTGTCGACCAAGCGGACGACCATCAAGGAGCTGGAGAAGTTCGGCTCCAAGCTGCTGGACATCACCGACGAGGAACGCGAGCTCGGCTTCAAGCACGTCTTCCAGACCCGACTGACCAAGGCCACCACCGGCGAGCGGATCCGGTCGCCGATGGGGCTGTTCGACAAGGAGCAGACCTACATCGACAACTGTGCCCAGAAGCTGCTCGACCACCTGCACGAATTCTACCACGGATAATCAGATAATCCGTCGTGGATTAACTTCAATATCTGAACCAAGGAAAGAAAACCACATGGCCCTTTTCGGCAATCTCACCACCGACGGTCTGGAACAAGCCCAGGACCGTCTCGGCGGCTTCCAGGTGCTGGACTCCGGCGTCTACACCGGCAAGATCAAGGCGATCTACGCGGGCAAGGCGGACAGGTCCAACGCCCAGAACGTCACCCTGATCCTCGACATCCCCGGGCAGGCGGAGTACCGCGAGACCTTCTGGATCACCAACAAGAACGGCGAGAACTGGTTTGCCGCCAAGGACAAGAGCGGCCAGGCGACCGGCAAGAAGTCGCCGCTGCCAGGCTTCACCGTGGTCAACGACCTGTGCCTGGTCACCACCGGCAAGCCGCTGGCCCAGCAAGCGCACGAGGAGAAGATCCTCAACATCTGGGACTTCGAGGCCCGCCGCGAACTGCCCAAGTCGGTGCCGGTGCTGGTCGAGCTCCTGGGTCAGGAGGTCTCGCTCGGCATCATGAAGCAGCTGGAGAACAAGACCGTCCAGCAGGGCAACGAATACGTGCCCACCGCCGAGACCCGCGAGGTCAACTACACCGACAAGGTGTTCCACTTCCCCTCGAACGTCACCGTCGCCGAGGCCGAGAAGGCCCAGACCGACGGGGTCGAGCCGAAGGCGGTGTTCCACGACGCCTGGAAGGAGAAGAACACCGGCACCGTCCGCGACAAGCGCGAGATCAAGGACGGCCAGTCGGCCCAGGGCGGCAAGGCCGGGCGTCCCGGCGCGGCTCCGCAGGCGGGGGCGCAGAGCGCTCCGGCCAAGACCGCCTCGCTGTTCGGCAACAAAGGCTGATCGGATTGATCGGCTGACACCCGGATTCTAGGATAATCCCCGGTCATTATGACCGGGGATTTTTCTCATAATGGATCCGGTCACGATCGCGCTGCCCGCCTACCTGAAGCTCAGCGGAAAAACCTATTCGCTGAACCTCAACGTCTACCGCAACACCCATTTCCATAAGCTGAACCAGGCCAAGAGCCTGTTCGAGCGGGAAGTCGCTGGGAGAATCGCCCGCCTGCCGCGGATGGCGAAAGTCGACTTGACCTACAGACTGTTTTTCGGCTCCAACCGGGACGTGGACGTGTCCAACGTCTGCGCCATCGTCGACAAGTTCTTCAGCGACACCCTGGTCAACACGGACAAGCTGGTCGACGACAACCGCCGCGTCATCGCCAGCGTCCGCTATCTGTGGGGCGGCGTCGACACCCAGAACCCCAGGGTTGAGGTGACCCTGTCGGACATCGAACTGCAACAAGAAGAAGAGCAACCCATGAAGATCATGCTGACCGCCGCCGAAGTGCAGCAGGCGGTGTTGGATTCGGTGATCCGACAGATCACCATCCGCGACGATCAGGAGATCTCGGTCGTGCTGCGGCCGTCCCGCGCCAACGAGAGCGAGATCGTCGCCGACATCACCATCGGCCAGGCGGAGGCCCCGACCCTGGAGGACCTGCTGAAGCCGCTCGCCACGGCCAAGGAGGAGGCCCCGGCTCCGACCCGCACCCGCAAGCCGCGGACCCCGGCGGCTCCGACCGTTGCGGTGGATTCCCTGGCCGAGATCCCGCCGCCCCCGGCGTTCCAGGCCGAGACTCTGTCGAGCACCGAGACAGGACCCGAGCCCAAGGTCGCTGAAGGCATCATCAAGGACGCTCCGGTGATGAAGGTCGAGACCCCGAAGATCTTCCAGACCGCCACGCCACCCGCCACGACTCCGGCCGCGGCCGAACCGGAAGCTCCGGCCGCGGCTCCCAAGTCGCTGTTCGCCAACCTGACCAAGCCGGTCAATCCTCCGGCGGAATGAGCCCATGCAGCTGATCATCATCCTGGCGCTCGTGGCCGTGATCCTGGCCTTCACGGTCATGATCCCGGTGATGGTCGCCAAGATCATCGGACCCGTGTTCATCTTCCTGGCTCTGCTCTACGTCGTCCATCGGGCGACCCGCACCAGGAAGGACTGAGCCAAGATCTGAGATACGCTCTGAGTTCCGGTCCTGGATGGCTCCGCTACCGGATTTCAGTCAGCGTAGACGAGGGGAGCCGCGTCCCCCACCCAACCAGGGCTCCCCTCGTCAACCCTTTCCCTCGCTAGAGGGTACGAGTTGCATAGACGTGACCCAGAGCAGACCAAGCACAGAAATGGGAAGGCTAGTCTGGGAGGCTTGAGAACCTGACACGCGGGAGAGCGAAGAGATTCGCTCGTTCACCGCCGAAGACGCTCAACAAACGACGCAGGCAGGAACTGCGGGGATCAGGCCTCCCGGGAGGCGGGCCTGACCCACGGCAGTTGAACTGAAGTCCCTGGGTGCGTCGTCAGCCTCCCACCCCTATCTATTCGAGGCGTGCCGGTTCGATTCCGGCTCGTTGGCCGAGGCTTGGTAGGACCCGTGGTTCGAGTCCACGTCGGAGAGGTTCGCCTCTCTAAGGGAGATCCGACCGGTATCGGAAGGCCCGGTGGGCGGGAGAGCGATCTCCCGCCCGTCGTCATTTAAAACACCAGGACAAGAATCATGACCAGTCAGATACCGATGTTTGGCCTATGGACCAGCCGTCACTGTGTCTCCATGCGAGTGTTCCGCCTAGGTCTTCAGATCAAGGGACCGGCAAGTCCACCGCTGTTCAGTGAACGTCACGGTATGCGGCGGACTCTGCTCCGGATCTTCGGCTGGAGACTGATGCTCGTCTAGAACACCAGATTGGGCCACGGGCTCAGGTTGTGGCTGTTCAGCCCCATCTGCGGCCCGATCGACCAGCCCAGGTTCCCGTCGCCCAGCAGGGTGGCGAAGTTGTCGGTGGTCGGCAGCCCGATGTTGCCGATCACCCCCAGATGCGGATGCGCCGCCGTGGCCAGCAGCGCCCGGAACGGCTGGTTGCGCAGCATCGAGGCGGCGGTCTTCATCGAACGCAGCTTGAAGTTATAGAACCAGAGCAGCCCGACGCTCTCCAGGTACTGGCGCGAACGCCCGGCCAGCCGGTTGTAGTTGACGAACTCCTCGCTGACCTGGACCAGGGCCTCCTCGGAGCTCAGTCCCTTGCGCTCGGTGAGGTCGTCGTAGAGCACCGCCTTGGCTAGGAAGTCGCCGTACTGGATGGCCTTGGCCAGCCCCTGGAACAGCGCGGTGTCGCGGGTGATCAGGGCGTAGCGGCCGACGGTCTTGATCCCGGTCGGCAGCTTCTCGACCAGGTGCTCGACGTAGGACACCCACTTGCCGTTGGCCAGGGTGACGTCCTCGGCGGTGACGCCGCCGTCGGAGATGGCGGAGAACTCTCCGGCCTGGATCAGCGGCCAGATCGCCGAGCGCTTGTAGGAGTCCTGGATGGCCCGGATGCGGGTCTCCAGCTTGCGCACCGCCACCAGGTCGTTGCGCCCCTGCGCCGCCTTCAGGTCGGCCTGCAGGTCGATCTCCAGCTTGCGGTTGTTGATGTAGTCGTTGAGCAGGGCGGTCTTGGCCCCCATGCCCTTGACCACGTCGCGGAACGGCACGCCGCGGGCCAGCAGCTGGTACATGTTGGAAATCATGTTCCCGGCCGGAACCACGATGCTCTTCACCACGATCATCACCTTGGCGTCGGCCACCGCGTCCTGCACCACCCGCTCGGCGGTGACCAGCTTGCCGTAGGCTCTATCTCCCAAAATCCCGTAGGCGATTTTCTGGAAATGCTGGCTCACCGCCGGTTTCCAGCGGCCGTTGCCGGTGAACAGGTCGCCGACCGAGGCCGAACGGTAGCCGACCGCGTCGTTCAGCAGGTCGCGGCGGACGCGGAAGCCCTCGGAGCCGAAGCGCTCCCGGATCAGCTGACGAGTCTGGTGCGGGATCAGCCCCCAGACCTCGTGCAGCACCGGGTCGTCGGTCTTCCGCAGCCGCGACAGGTCGACGAACTCGTTGACCCGGCCGTCCTTCTTGCCCTGCAGCCACAGCCCGTGCAGCGTCTCGACCAGCTCGCGGTTGACCTCCTGGGCCAGCTGCTCCTCGACCAGGCGACCGGCCCACGCCCCCATCATCTTGAGCAGGTCGCCGCTCTTGTTCAGCCGCAGGGTCTGCTGCGGATCGACGCCGCGCTCGAAGGCGCGGACATCCCCGTCGGCGTCGTACACCGGCAGCAGGTTCTCCGTCGTCTGGCGCTGGTTGTTCAGCTGCCGCAGGATGCGGGCTACCGCCTTGGGGTCGTCGATGCGTCCGGCGGTCAGCTCCCGGGTGGTGTAGCCGGTGTTCGGGTCGATCCCCGACGCCGTCCGGTGCACCATCTGCAGCACCCCCTGATTGAACGGGGCCCGCCCGGTCACCGGGGTGAAGTAGTAGGCCCGCTTGCCGACCAGGTGGTCGGCCGAGGAGCCGAGATACTCCCCGAGCTTGACGTAGCCCATGCCGACCAGCCGTTCGTGCTCGGAGGCCTTGGCCACCACCAGCGACACGCTGGGCTGCTGTTCCGAAGGAACGTAACCCTTGTAGTGATTATTCCTGGAAATCTCGTCGATTAACTTGGATTTCTCGTCGACCCGCAGTCCGTTCAGGTACGACAGGACGTAGGCCAGGCCGTCGGCCTCCTTCCGGTGCAGCTTCTGCAACAGCTCCCTGTGCCCGGCGTCGAGTCCGTCGACCGCATACAGGGTGGTCAGCCGGTCCAGCTGGGCGACCAGCCCCGGATCGACTTCGGCCCTGGTGTAGCCCTGCTCGCCGAACAGCCGGGCCACCGCCTCGGCGTTGCGCAGCAGCCGGACGCCGTGCTCGCCGGTGTTGAGGTAATGGGCCAGCTGCTTGGCCTTCTCCCGCAGCTTGGCGAACCGGGCCGGATCCAGCGCCTGGATCGACGCCTCCAGGGTCCGGATCTCCTGGCTCCGTCGCGAGTCGTCGACCAGCAGCGCCAGCGCGCCCTGGACCCCGTGCGCGGCATACAGCGCCGCCAGATCGGTTCGGGCCAGACCGTGGAACAGGGCGGTCTTCTCGGCGTCGGACAGCGCCCGGGAGAACTTGTCCGCCAGGGTCTTGGGCAGGTGGTCGCGGAACTGCTGGCGGGTCTGCTGCACGAACGAGCGCACCCGGCTGATCATGTCGAACAGCGGCGCGTTCTCGCGGGTGCGGCCGACCACGTCGGCGGCCACTTCCCTGAGCCACTGCAGGCCCTGGCCCTGGTTCAACGCCTTGGTCAGCCCCAGGGCGGCCTCCTCCGCCCGGCTCTCGCTGACCAGCTGCGACACCAGCCGCAGGAACCGCGCCCCGCCCTGCAACAGCTTCGGACTGGCCGGATCGGCCAGCACCTTGTCGGCCGCCTGGTAGCCCTTCTCACTCAGCGCCTGCAGGTTGTTGCGCAGATAGCGGTCGACGCCGTCGATCCCGTTCTCGGCCGCCGTCTCGGCGAAGGTCCGCTGGTCGCCGACGTTGGCCAGCAGCGACCGGGTCAGCGAATCCATCGCCGCCTGCACCTCGACGCCTTTCTCGCCGGACAGGATGCGGGACAGCGCGTCCATGCGGGCGACGCCCCAGTTGCTCAGGTAGGCGTCCAGCGTCTTGTCCCGCGACTTCAGGCTCTTCGGGGTCTCCAGCCCGGCCAGCGTCTGGCGGAAGCCGTCGTGAACCAGGGCCAGAGCCAGGAAGCTGGACAGCAGCGAGGACCGCCCCTGCGCGTCGGTGGCCCCGCCGTAGACGCCGTTGAGCACCTTGTAGCGCTCTTGACCCAGATAGACCTGGTCCGGAGCGTGGCTGTCCGGATCGTCCTGCAGCGCGCTGGGCTCCAGGAGCTGCACCACATGGTCGTACACCGTCTGCAGCCGCGACAGCGCGTTGGCGTTCAGCTTCACGTCCAGCATCATCGCCGCCTGCACCGCGGTGAAGGTGGAGAACTGCTGCATGTCCATGGCGAAGCCGTGGGCCACGAACAGGTCGGCCAGCTTCCCGGCGTCGTACAGCGCGTTGTCGAACCCCGCCTCGCGATAGAGTTTCTCGGCCGGGACGGCGTCGATGTAGTTGACCACCTTGGCCAGGAAGGCCTCGCGCAGCTCGATCAGCCGCTGATTATTTCCGAAAACCGGAGAGTGATTCAGAGTTAATGCGCCCGCCTCGGCGCGCAGATTGTCCACCGGGCTCGGCGTGGCCATCAGCACCCGGGTGTTGAAGCGCAGCGCGTTGAGCAAGGTGTCGTCGGCGTTGACCTTGGCGGCGTTCTTGCCGCCCCAGATCAGGTTCTTCAGCGCCTGCAGCGCCTTGCCGAACGACCGGAACCAGGGGGTCTGGACTTTCGTCCTGGCCGCGGCCTTCGCCAGATTGGTGTTGGCCAGTACCCAGGCCATGAACTCGTTCAGGGCGGCCGCGTCGTTGCCCAGGCGCTGCTGGTAGACCACTTCCCCGTAGGCCTGTCGCCGGGCGTCGCGGGTGACGGCGTCCTCGTTGGCGAAGTCCTGCGCCAGCCAGCCGTTCATCAGGCCTTGCAGATGCTCGATCGCCTGCCGATCCTCCGGAGCCAGCGAACCAGGAGCCTCGTAGAACGCCTTCACCTTGGAGAAGGTGGCGGCGTGGATCAGCTCGTGGACCACCGTCTCGTGCGCCAGGTTGGAGGCGAGGATCAGCTTGGCCACCGGGTCGATCTTGCCGTAGCCGTCGTTGGAGTCCGGCACGAAGCGATCGGCGTTGTGGGCCTGCTCCCAAGCGTCCAGCTGATCGGGGCTGCCGAACACCAGCCGATAGCCGGAGTCCTTCAGCAGCGCCAGGGAGGCCGTCAGCATCTCCCGATGCACGGGAGAGAAGTCCTTGCCGACCGTGTCGAGCATCAGGTCCAACGCCTCGGGGCGCAGCACCCTAGCCCCGCTGTCGCCGTCCGGCAGCGCCAGCTCGTCCACCGCGGCGGCGAACTTCGGGTTGTCGGTCTCCACCGCGGTTTTCTCAGATTTGTCTTCTGATTTCCCAGGATTATCTAGCGCGGCCAGCCGACGGTCGGCGGCCTGTTCGGCCAGGATCTGCTCCAGCCGCCGGTTCATCCGCTCGGCCTGCTCCGCCGACGACAGCCCGACCAAAGCCGCCATCTCGCCCTGGCCCGGGGTCACGTACGGGCTCTCGGCGCTGGCCATCTGGTCGATCGACAGCGGCATCTCGCTGAACAGCTGACGACGGGCGTCGGTCTCGTCGGCCACCCGCGACAGGGCGGCCAGCGATTCCTGCAGCATCTCCCGCACCCGCTCCGGCGAGACCCGGTCCGTCGGTTTCCGCACGCCCTCGTCGGCCTGCGACATTTCGTAGATGAAGGTGTCCAGCTGGATGTTGAAGGCATTGTGCGGATCCAGCAGCGAAGCCGTAGGGTCTGAATCCACGAACGCCTGGAAGCTCTCCAGCACCGCCCGCACCGGATTGGTGTTCTTGGTCCACGCCTCGAACTGCGCCTGGTTGGCCAGGCGCGAATACTCGTCGATCATGTCGGCGGCCATGTTGAAGCCGTCGAACACCTTGCCCGCCCGATCGGGGGCATCCTTCATGGTCGCCAGGTTCAGCATGGTCTGGCCGTCGCCGGAGCCGATCACCAGGGTCGGCGTCACCTTCACTCCGGCCACCGTCGGGCCGTAGACGAAGGCCGGAGTGGCCAGGTCGTCGCTCAGCGAGCGGGAGAAGCTCTCCGGCATGGAGACCTTGATCTTCTTGCCGTCGACCGTGAGTTCCACCGTCTCGAACAGGTCGGACTTCTCCGCGCCGGACAGCAGATAGCTCTGCGTGCCGGTGTCGATGAACGGCGAGTAACGCAGCAACGACCGGCGAATCTCGTCGAGCTCGGCCTGACTGAGGAAATCGCCTTTCTGGAAATCAGGATATTTGTCCGGATTAAGTTGTTTCTCCGCCAGCTTCTGGATCACCGCATTGCGGAACAGCGCCTTGAACACGATCGACTGGATCTGGGTCGCCCTCTGCAGCGTCTCCACCGTCTCGCGGACGTGGCCCATGGCCGTGGCCTCGATCGCCTGCCGCATCGGGGTGACCAGGAAGTGCAGCACGTTGGCCTGCAGTGTCTTGCGCTGCTCGGGGCTGAACTTGAAGCCGTGCGGATCGGCCTGCAGGTCATGCTGGCCGGGATCGACCCTGGCTAGCTTCATCTTGCCGTTATCGCGGTCCCGGTAGGGCTTCAGCGACAGCAGCGACTTCAGGTCCTGGGTGAACGAGCCGTGCTCGTCGGAGCCGGTGTAGGTCAGATCGTCCAGCGACTTGCCCGAGCCGGTGTGCTCGGAAAGCTTCTCGTAGATCAGGTCGATCATCTCTCCGGCGACGTTGCCCGCGATGCCCATGGCTCCGGAGCCGTAGATCGAGATGGTCAGCGGGTTCTTCGACGCGCCGCGCTCGATCTTCAGGGTGTCGCCCTCGATCTTCACGTCCATGCCCAGGGCGCTGATCACCCGGAACAGGGTCTGCAGCTGCGCATGGGCCAGCTTGTTGGTCCGCGCCAGTTCATGGCCCAGCTCGGCTACCTCGACCTGAGTCCTGGCCGAGCTGGTGCCGTAAAGGTCGGGCTCGCCGCTCATGCTGTTCAGGGTGCGACCCAATTCGCCGAAGAACACGCCGCCTTTCTTCACCAGGTCGAGGAACTCCGGGGTGATCTGGCCCGGAGCCAGCAGCATCAGGGCGTTGATCGGGCCGTTGGTCTTGCCGTCGGCCTCCAGGTACATGAAGGTCTCGAACCGCTTCAGGCCCGAGTCGTCGCCGCTCTTCTGCGCCTTGTCCTTGGCCGCCAGATAGTCGGCCACCGCCAGCACGGCGTGGACCCCGTGCATCGACAGGCCTTTGCCGTCGTTGGCCGCCATCATCTGTTCGAGGATCTCGCTCGGGAGATCGTTCTTACGCCCGGCCTGGATCCAGGCCTTCAGCTGTTGAACCAGAGGGAAGAGATCCCCGCCCTCGGTCATGGTGCGGGCGATCACCTGACGCACCACGTCGACGCGCACGTCCCTCTCGGTCTTGATCCCGACGCCTTGACCGATGGTCATGGCGAACTTCTCAAAGTCCGGGCCGTTGCCGGACAGGTCCAGGGTCGACTTGGTCGGCATGAACAGCTCGCGGGCCAGCTTGTCGCCCTGCGGATTGTTCAGCCCCATCATCTGCATCCGGCCGACCTTGGTGATCTGGTGCTCGTAGTAGGTCGCCACCTCTTCCGGCCGGATCCTCAGCTGCTTGGCCACCGCCCGCACCTGCTCCAGCTGCGCCATCAGGTTCTGATGGGCGCTGATCAAGCCGCGGTTCTTGCCGTCGACCGACAGCTCGTGCTGCGCGTTCAGGTCGCCGGGCTCGAACTCCCGGCCGCCCATCAGCAGCATGTAGCCGCGCTCGCCCAGCGCCCGGACGAAGTCGCCGACCAGGAAGTTGGGCAGGTAGGGGACGTTCTGCTCGTGCTCCAGCGCCCGCAGCTGCTGACGCTTGTTTTTCACCATCGGATTGCGCAGCTGGGTCTTGGCCGGTTCGCCCAGCTTCTCGCCGACGCTGACGCCCTGCGGCCTGTTCTGCACCAGGGCCAGGTCGCCGAGCAGTTTCTTGGCTCCCCCGATTTCCTTGAAAATCTCCTGGATTTTCTCGGAGCGGGTGTCGAGCCAGATCCGGTTGAAGGTCTTCACCGTGATGTCGGGGAAGGCGACGCCCAGTTCCAGATGCAGCAGCCCGGCTTCATGCAGGCCGTGCAGCAGCTCCTTGGCCACCGCCTCGGGGATGCCTCGCACGTAGGTGTCGGAGACGCCTTTGACCGTCTCCAGGCCCCAGAACTCGCGGATGCGTTCGCCCAGGGTGCGGGCCGCCTCGTCGAGCGACAGGCCGCGGTTGAATTCCTGGATGTGCGCCTGGGTGACCAGATCCTCGTCGATCCCCATGATCTTGGCGACGTCTTCGGCGTCCAACTTGTTGATCCGGTCGGACGCGGTCAGCAGCCAGTCGAGCGCGGCGACCAGCGCGGCCTCGATCAGCTGCTGATTATACCGATAACCCTTCTGGGTTTTATCCAGAATATTCAGGGCCCGGCCGCGGACGAAGCGGTTCACCGCGTCGCCCCGGTTGAGCAGCTGCAGCAGGGTCGGCCCCGAGGTCGGCTTCTCGGTGAGCGCCGTCTTCAGCCGCCGGTTCACCGCCTTCAGCGCCGCGTCGCCCTGCTCAAGCAGATCCTGCAGCGCCTGACGCTGGGTCAGGTCGACGTCGTACTTGGGCTCCTTGCCCATGAATTCGACGATCGCCGCGGCCGACTTGCCGAGCAGGTCGTAGACCCCCTGCAGCGGCTTCTCGAAGCCGAGCATCTTCGAGGTTTGTTCCTGCGGGAAGCGGAACGCCTTGTGGAAGAGGTTCTTCCCGGCTTGGATCAGGCGGGGGAACGCCTGCTCGATTTCGGATTTATGATCCGAAGGGTTTTCAGTATTCGATTTCGGAGCTTCGGAAGTGACCGGGGACTTCTCGCTCGTGGACTCCTGACGTGCGGGTTTTTCCTGGACGGGCTGCGTGGCAGCAGCCTCGTCCTCCGCCGGTCGAGCCTGGACCGGCTCAGCTTCCACAGGCTCCGGAAGCGGGAGCTCCAGCTGCTTGGGTTCTTCGACCTTGGCACTGGGGCTCTCGATCTTCTGGTTCGGCTTCGCCTCGACTTTGGGCTCGACCGGAGCCTTGGCTCTCTGGGTCTGGTCCAGCGCCAGCTTCGGCAGCGTCATCTGTTCCTGGCCGACCTCGGGGTGCGTCGCGGCCATGTTATTGGCCAGCTTGATCACCCTGTAGGCGTCAGCGTGAACCTGACGGGCGAAGGTCTCCGAGCCTGTGTTGCCGACGATGACGCCGATGCCCTTCTTGTCGGTGAAGAAGTTCTGGCTCTTGTCCAGGGATTCGTAGGGCACGTTCTTGCCGTCGCCGTTGGCGATCGACTGGTTCAGCGCCGCCACCTTGTTGCGCATCGCCTGGGCGAACATCTGGAGATGATTCATCGCCGCCTGGAGCCTGGCCGGATCGCCGGAGGCCGCCGCCTGGTTGATCGCCTGCGTGTGGTCGGCCAGCGACCGCTGGTGCGCCTTGTCGCCGCCGCTGGTCTCGATCTGCTGCGACACCTGGTCGGCCAGCGACGGCTTCGCCGCCTCCTTGGAACCAGGAACAGAAGACTCTTCCTGCACCGCCTGGTGCACCGCCTGGTGCATCGCCTGCACGCCCCGCAGCGCCTTCAGCTGTTCCGGCGAGAGCTCCACGTCGCCGCGGTCGGCGTGGGCCAGGACGTCGGCCACCACCTTCGGATTGGCCGCCTGCGGAGCCTGCTCGGCCAGGGCGACGGTGTTGGCCAGCAGCTGCTGCTCTTCGGCGGATCCAGTGCCCAGCTGATCGAGCCCGGCCTCCGACTGGGCCATTTCGGTGCGGGCCCAGGCCATCGCCTGCCGGATCGACGGGGTGTGCCGGACGGCGTCGAGGATCCCGGCGTAGTGCTGGAACTGCTGGAACTCCGGGCGATCGTGCGGCACATTATCCAGAAAATCCGGATAATCCTCGTTGAAAAGCTTGTGGTTGTCCTCCAGCTGCCCGATCAGGAAGGTCGCCGCCGAGATGCGGTCGGCCTCGGTCTCGTTCTCGCTCCCGGCGACCTTGGCCATCATCGCCAGGGTCTCGAACTTGTTGAGCGGCCCGCCTTGCGCCTCGGCCCTGTCGATCCAGCGCTGGGTCAGCGACGGCGGCAGCTGGCGCAGGTCCTGCGGCGTGGTCTTCGAGGCGTCCTGGACCTTCTGGACGTAAGTCTCGACATCCGCCCGGCGCTGGTCCTGGGCGGCGACCGTTGTATCGTCCGCCGGATTATCTTGATTATCGTTGGTCGGATTATTGAATTCTGCGGCCAGGGTCTGCAGTCCCGCGCCCACCGACGGCGCGCTGGCGGCCGCGGCGGCCACCCCCTGGGCGGCGTTCTCTTCCGAGACCGGCGAAGCTTTGCGGTTGGCGTCGACGATGCCGACCCCGCGTTCCCAGACCTTGTTCCCAGCGAACTTGGCCAGCCGCGCCGCGTCGGAGACCACCGCGCCGGGCCCGGAGACGACCCCGGCCCCGAGACCGCCGAACAGACCGCCCTGCAACGCCTGGGAGCCGACCCCCTCGGCCAGGTTCTGGTCCGGATTGGCCCCCGAAGTCTCCACGCCGAGGTTCTGCGCCAGCTGGCCGACGCCGGACTGCAGCGACTCCTCGACGGTCTCTTTCAGCGCGTCGGGGATCACCGACGCCGCGCCGCCTTCGATCCCGAACAGCCGCGCCGGATCGCCCTCGTAGTGCTCGACCAGCTTGCTGGTCAGCACCGCGGTCGGCGCGGCCACCGCCAGCGCCACGTTTCCGGCCTCGTCAGCCAACTGCACCTTGGCTTGCCGCAGCGCGTCCTGCGGCTCCGCGCCCTTGGCCATCAGGTCGCGAACCAGGAGCTGGAACCGGGGCGACTGCTCCAGCAGCTGCTCGTCCGGCGTCGCCAGGATCTGCTGCTCGGTCTGCTGCTTGGCTCCGCCACCTTCCAGAGCGCCGATCGCCGCCGGAAACGCGGCGCGGTCCACCGTGCCTCTCGCCGTCTTCAGCGCGGCTCCGACCCGGGCCACGCCGCCGGTGAGCTCGCCGGTGAGCTCGCCGCTGGCGGGAGCCAGGCCCGCGGCCTGACGGGCCAGCAGGGCCAGTTCGTCGGCGTGTCCGGCCGCCTGCGCCCCCAGCCGGGACATGATCGCCCGCTCCGCCAGCCCGGCGGTGCCCACGATGCCTTCCTTCAGCGGACCGCCGAGCAGGGTCGAGCCGATTCCTTCGGCGACGCCTTCCTCCAGCAGCGCCGGGTCCTCGCCGAGCCGCTTGGCCCCGGAGATCACGTCGCGACCGAAGGAGCGCAGCGAGGCGACCAGCTCGCCGTCGGTCTTGCGGTCCTGCTCGAACCTGGCCTGGTTCTCCTGCCCGTCCAGCTGCGCCCGGACCGCGTCGAGCTGGCGCGAACGAGCCAGGCCCGCCGACTGCGCGGAATCGGTGAAATCCTTGATCCTGCCGAAGAGTTCGGCGTTGGCGGCCCCGGCTTTCTTGCCGATCGGGATGGCCGCCAGCTGGGTCAGACCGCCGATGCCCTGCACCAGGCCGGAGCCGACCCCGATCAGGTCGTCGCCCACCCGCTCGTTGCCGGAACGCGCCCGGTTTCCCGAATCGCGGACGTTGTTGTCGCCCTGCACGGTGAGCCGGGCGACCTGGTCGGCCACACCCGGGCCGTACTTCAGGTCGAAGGCGATCGGATCCAGGGTCTTCTGGTCCTGCAGGATCTGGTTTCCGGCGGTCAGCGCGTTGCCGCGGTCGTTCGACAGGGTCACCGCCGTCAGCTGGTTCGGATCGCTCAGCGCCTGGGTGATCTGCGCCAGGGCCGCGGCGGTCGGCATTGAAGCGGGCGTCGGCGCGGCGACTGGAGCGGACGGCCTGGACGCAGGTCGCGGACCGTTGACCACGTCCCGAAACGCCAGGTTGGAGAGCTTGGCGAGGCTGCTCAGGATGTCCGACATTATCTAGACCTGGATTCGGGATTTATTCCTGATTTTCTATACGAGAACCAGGCGTCAAGAAACAGGGGAACCCTTTCGGGTTCCCCACCATATTCCGATTATCTTGAATTTCACCAGAGGATTATCTGATTACCGGGTTGCGGGCGTAGACCGTGGTCTGCGGCCCCAGCGCCGCGATCTGCAGCCGCACCGCCGCCGACTGGGCGTTGTAGCGCCGGGTCTCCTCGTCGAGATTGATCCCGGTCTTGCCCGCGGCTTTGGCCGCCACCGCCGCGTCGTAGCGGGCCTGGATGTCGGCCAGCTTCTGGTTCAGCGCCGGGAGGCTGGCCTGGGCCTCCAGCTGGCCCCGGGCGGTCCGGATGATCGCCTGGCCCCCGGCGTTGGGGTTGCCGTTCTGCGGATTGAACCAGCGGGCGAACAGCTCGTCGCCGCGCTTGCGATCGACGACGCTGACCGGATTGGAGTTCTTGTCGCCGCCGAGCAGGAAGCTGACCGCGTCGCCGACCAGGCCCGACTCGCCGCCGTGGGTCTGCTGCGCCTGCGGCAGCGGCTTGCCGTCCGGGCCTTTCTTTTTGCCCGCCACCGCACGGGCGATGCCGTCGGTCACCGCCCGCGCCGCGCCGCCGACAGTCGCGTAGTCCTGCGGCTTGATGCTGTTCTCGACCACCGCCGCGGCGATGTTCGGAGCCATGCCGCGGTCGACGTAGCGCTGGATCTCGTCCTGGAACTGCGCCTCGGTGAGGCCGGTGGTGCCGGGGCTGGTGCGGCCCTTGGCGTCGGTCTTGCGGCCGTAGACCTCGAACAGCCGTTTGGCCGCCTGCGCCACGTTGTCGGCCGGATTGGCGTTGTTCACCACCGCCGCCAGGAACGGCCGGTCGGACTGGAACGCCTTGTCGACCACGATGCCGTCGGCCCCGGCCTGGGCCGCGGACCCCGCCGCCTGGTTGGCGTAGTTGGTGGCGATCGCGTCGATCTTGCGCATCCGGTCGGCCCACGCCGCGCCGAACCTCTCCTTGCCTTGGGTCTGGGCGTAGCGCT